TATTAAAGAAGATGAAAGTATTTTTATATCAATACACAAAGGGTTACAAGATGTTAACCCTTTAGATTGTCAAAGCATTAAACTTGATAAATCAACTGCTATTAAATTAGCTAAAACTTTACGTACTGAAATCAATAAAATAGAAGGGTAATGAAGCTAACTAAAAGAAAAGCTTTCAACTTCCTAAGAAGTTACTTCGATGTGCTAAACGAACTAAAAGAAGATTCTGATAAATTAGATTTTCTAATGTCGATTATCAATAAACAGTTTTTAGATCAAGACCCTAAAGACTTAGGTTTCATTGCTAATCTATGTTATGAAAGTCAAAGACACGCAATAGAAAAAAGTGTAAAGGGTTGGATAACAGCGAATAAGACAGACCTAGAGGGTAACCCTACACCACCCTATACACCACCCTCTACACCACCCAAGGGGTTACCCCTACCACTACCCCCCAAGGAAGAGGAAGAGAAAGAACAAGTAGAAGAGAAAGAACAAGTAAAAAAAGAATATGTTGATTTTGTTTATTCTCTATACCCTACTAAATGCCCCGTTAAAAAAACAAGTACAGGCAAAAGCGAATCAAACAAAACAAAAATTAAATCTATTCTTAAAACAATATCAAAAGATGATTTATCAAACAGGATAGAACGATATAAAAAAGAATGTGTAGAAGGTAAAATTTACATGAAGAACTTTAGCACGTTTTTAAACAACATACCAGACTACAACGAAAAAGAAATAGATGAAAATTCATTAGATGATAATTACATTTACTTTCAATGGAAAAGAGAACCTTCAATAATGGCAAGAAGAGTTTTAAAAACAGAAGCTAAAGAGTTATTTGAAGCACAAGCCTGTGGAGGATATGAACCTAAATATTTAAAAAGCATCAAAAACAAAAATAAGGTATGGAGCTAAACGGGTTTACAATCGAAGAATACAACATACACAAAATAAAAGAAGGTGCTAAAACTTCTACATGTCCTGTATGCTCTGAATCAAGAAAAAAGAAAAATGATAAATGTATGTCTGTTTTTTGGGATACTGGGTTAGGTCAGTGTAACCATTGCGGAGAAACAACACAACTACACACATTCAAGAAAAAAGAAGTTGTTAAGAACTACGTAAAACCTCAAATAAGCATTCACCAATCACCGTACAGCGATTCTTTTCTTAATTATATGCTAAGTGTTAGGCGCATTAATGAAAGTACCTTAAAACGCTTTAAAATAACAGAGCAAAAAGAGTGGATGCCACAGGTAAAAGGTGAAAGAAATTGTATTTGTTTTAATTACTACCTAAACAATGAATTAATAAATATTAAATATCGTGACGGTCAAAAGAATTTTAAACTTTACAAAGGAGCTGAAAAGATATTTTACAACTTAGATCAGATTAGAACAGAAACAAAATGTATAATCGTAGAAGGTGAATTTGATGCTCTTAGTTTTGGTGAAGCTGGAATAAATTATGTAGTATCTGTACCTAATGGATTTACAGCACAAGGAAACATAAACCTTGATTATTTAGATGATTATTACGATTACTTCGGAAACAAAGAAAAAATATATCTAGCACTAGATAATGATGAAGCTGGTTTAAACGGTCAAAAAGAATTAATAAGAAGGTTAGGAGCTGAAAAATGTTATTTAGTAAACTTCAAAGACTGCAAAGATTCTAACGAATACCTAATAAAATACGGTGTAGCTAAACTTAGAGAAACTTTAGAAGATGCTAAACCTGTTCCATTAGATAACATTGAAACGCTTAGAGATTTTGAAAATGAGTTAGATGACTTTTTTATTAATGGATGCCCTAAAGGGTACGAATCAGGTATAAGAGATTTAGATGAAATATACTCAATAGAAGATGGGCAATATTGTGTAGTTACAGGTACACCTCAATCTGGAAAGTCAGAAGTAGTAGACGCTATTTGTTTAGGGTATTCTTTAAAGTATGGGTTTAAAACTGCTTTTTGTTCACCAGAAAACAAACCTAATAAATTTCATTCTGCTAAAATTATAAAGAAAGTTTTAGGTAGTACACCAACAGACATACAAAACAAAAACTATAAATTAGCTAAAGAATTTGTAAACGATCATTTTACTCATATCGAATATGAAGATGGTTATGATTTAGAAAGTGTACTTAAAAAGTTTGCTGAACTTGTAAAGCGTAAAGGGATAAAAGTATTTGTAATAGACCCTTTTAACAAAGTAAAACTAAAAGGAGCATCAGGAAACATAAACGAATACACAAACGAATATTTAAACTTAATAGATGTATTTTGTAAAAAGTATTCTTGTTTCGTTTATTTAGTAATGCACCCTGTAAAAATGGCTAAAGAAGAAGGTAAAGAAACCTATATGATGCCAACAGCTTACAACATCAAAGGAGGTGGAGAAGTGTTTGATATGTCATATCACATATTAGGTATTGTAAAAGATAAAGAAAGAGGGTTAGTTAGATTACATACATTAAAGGTTAAGTTTCAACACTTAGGAGAACCAGACCGTAACGCTTGGTTTGGTTGGAATTTCAAAAATGGTAGGTATAATGATGTTGATTTTGACCCAGAAGAAGACGAAACATCAAAAATTTTACCCGAAGATTGGGATAATAAACCATATATTTTTGATGAAAACGAACCAATAGAAGAACCTAAAATAAATGTATTTGAATCAGCTAATTCAGATGATTTTGAAAATAGTGTTTTTGAAGGTCAAGTAAATGAAGTTCCGTTTTAGTCATTATTTTCGTATATTTACATTATAGTTAGCTGCTCGAAACATACCTAACTTAAAGAAATTTAAAACCTTATTAGTGATTACGAGTCGAGCCGTATGATCTGATAGGGTTTTTTTGTGTTTAATTGTCATTATGGAAATTTGGAAAGATATTAAAGGTTATGAAGGTTTGTATCAAATCAGCTCTTTAGGTAGGGTTAACAGTTTAAGTAGATTAACTAATTCTAGTAATAGGTTGTTGAGTGAAAAAACATTGAAACCAACCACAAACAGAAAAGGGTATTTACAAATTAGTTTGTCTAAAGATGGATATAAAAGAAAAACAATAACTATTCACCAATTAGTAGCTATTGCTTTCTTAAATCATACCCAATGTGGAATGAAAACAGTTGTTGATCATATAGATACTAATAAGAAAAACAACAATATTGAAAATTTACAATTAATAACAAACAGAGAAAATATAAGTAAAGAAAAAAGAGGCACAAGTAAATATACGGGTGTTAGTTGGTCTAAAATTATGTATAAATGGAGAGCTGATATTTATTTTAATGGTAAACTAAGGTATTTAGGTTGTTTTACAAATGAGATAGATGCTTATGATGCTTATCAAAAAGAACTTAAAAAAACAACATGAGAAGATTTAAAAAAACAATTTCAAACGCTAGAAAATGCAGATACAAAGGGATATTATTTGATTCCGTATTAGAAAAAAATAGATACATTTGGTTGATAGACGCTCAAAAACTAAACTTAATATCACAACTTAAACTTCAAGTGCCGTTTGAACTTATACCATCACAAGACAGATTAGAAAATATAATACCTTCAATATCTAAAACAAAAAAAATAAGAGGTACTAAATATATTTCTGACTTTGTATATTTAAGACACTCAGATATGAAATGGATCATAAACGATGTAAAAGGTCGTACAATGGAAGTTTACAAACTAAAATTAAAACTTGTTATTCACCACTATTGCAGTGGACAAGGTTTTACTTTTTTAGAAACTTACAAAGACAGTAAAAGAAACAATTTTTTAGACTTATAAAAACTATTTATTATGAAACCAATAACCAATTCAACAAAAGCGATAGTATTAACTATTCTATTCCTAACAGTTATATTTATTTTCTGTCAAGACAAAACTTACAACTATAAAAAAGTTAACTCTATCGAATATAATCCTAGTTTTAACGAAGAACACCCTATAATAGACACGTTAACACCTTATTACAAAAACACAAACCCGATTTATTTTCGTACATTTACAATAGCAGGTCACACTATCATCGGAGAGCTTAACGGTGGTAGTAGGACCATATTAATACACGACCTACCAAACTGTAAAAAATGCAAAGATTATTTCTTATCTTTGAACAGTCATGGAGGAGAACTTAAAAAATCTAATTGTAGCAGTGCCAGTGATAGGGGTACTCCTGTACTTCCTTAACTACTTCATAAAAAACTATGAGGAAGAAAAAAAGATTAATAAAGAACGTGATAAACAAGATTCAGAAATAATAGTAGGTCTTAAAAACCACTTAGAAGAATCTAACAAAAAACAAACAGAGGTAAGCTACAAGATTGATGACATACATAGGAAACTTGACAAATGACAGCACACCAAGAACACATAAGAAACGAGAAGGAAGCCATCATTAAATACCTGTTTTCTATAAAAGAAAAAGTAAAAGAATCAGTTATAAAAGATGAAAAATAACTATCTTTAATATTATTATTTGTGTTTGTTTGATGTTCAGAAATCCATTGCTTATCTAAGTGATGGATTTTTTTGTAAATTGTATTTCAATATTTGAATTGTATTGATTATGGATAAACGTGTAAATAATGGTGGTAACAGCACCAAAGCAAAAGGAGTAGACAAAAGAAAGAACGCTTATAGAGAGGCAGTAGAAGAAGCTATAACACCAAAAGACATTATAGAAATACTGCATAAATTTAAAGAGTTGTTTATAGTTAATGAAGATATTCAAGCAGGTAAAACTGTTTTAGAGTATTGTGTAACTAAACCAACAACAGAAATAGATTTAAAAAATAACGGTGTAACTATTATACCAACGGTAACAATAACACAAAAAGAAGCAGATAAAATAAACGCTGAAATAGATGACGAATGTTAAAGATGGATTAAAAAAAGAGAGGTTACAAAAAGACTTCTTATATTTTACTCGTTACTTCTTTAAACAAAACTATAATAGGAAATTTGTAGTATCTCCACATCATCAAAAAATAGCTGATAAACTACAAGAGGTTATTGATGGTAAGTGTAAAAGGTTAATAATAAACATTGCACCAAGATACGGCAAAACAGAGTTAGCAGTAAAAGCATTTATAGCTTATGGGTTCGCTTTAAATCCTCGATCTAAGTTTTTACACGTTTCATACTCTCAAGAGTTAGCAGTAGCAAACAGTGAAGAGGTAAGAGATAGTTTTATTTTAAGCCCTGAATATGATAGATTCTTTAATGTAGGGTTAAAACCAAGTAGTACAGCTAAAAAGAAATGGGAGACTAAAGATGGTGGTGTATTATACGCAACAGCAACAGGGGGACAGGTTACTGGTTTTGGTGCTGGCGATGTAGATAGTGAAGATGATTTTTTTAACGACTATCAACAGACAAGTAAATTCAGTGGTGCTATCGTTATTGATGACCCTATAAAACCAGAGGATGCAGATCACCCATTGATTAGAAACAAGGTTAATCAAAGGTTTGAAAGTACATTAAAAAACAGGGTAAACAGTGTCAACACACCTATAATAATTATCATGCAGCGTTTACATGAGGATGATTTGTGTGGTCACTTAATTAACGAGTATGGTAATGAATGGGACGTTTTAAAACTACCTTGTATTGATGATGAGGGAAAACCCTTGTGGGAGTTTAAACACGATTTAGAATGGTTACAAAAAGAACAGTCTAAAAACCCTATTAACTTCTCTCGCCAATATATGCAAAACCCTAAAAGTAGAGAAGGTTTACTTTATGGAGATAATTTTAAAACGTACAACGAAATACCAAGCGGCAAAAGGTTTAACTACACAGATACAGCAGATAAAGGTGCTGATTATTTATGTAGTATTTCTTATGTAGTAAATGGTGGTTATGCTTATGTTTTAGATGTTGTATATGATGATAACAAGAACGAAATAACAGAGCCAATAGTAACAGATAGTTTAAAGAAAAACAATGTAGGAACGTGTTATATTGAGTCTAACAATGGAGGTAGAGCTTTTAGTAGGAATGTAGACAGATTATCAAAAGAAATAGGTAACGGTAAAACAGTGTTTAAACCTTTTCATCAATCTAAAAATAAAGAAGCTAGAATACTAAGCAATGCTTCTAACGTTTTAAACCATGTAATAATGCCTAATGATTGGAGTACAAGGTTTCCAAAGTTCTACAAATCTGTAACAGGTTTCTTATCACAAGGCAAGAATCCGCACGATGATGCGGAAGATACTTTAACAGGTGTATATGAAAAATCTTTAAAAAGCGAGTTTTACGCGGGATAATTTCGTATTTTTATAAAATATACTCTGTTTGAATGAATTATTTCAAAAAACAACTATTAAACATCGCAGTAAAAAGCGGTGTTATTTCTTTAGATACTAATAAAAACTATTTCTCTTCGGAATGGGTAGGTAATAACTTCGGCTTTGGTTCATACGAAAACGACAACAAGCTAATAAATGAATCATATAAGATTAATAACGCTGCTTACTCTGTTGTAAACTTATCTAATCAAGCCAGTACATCTATTCCTTTTGTTCTATGCGAACAGACTAAAGATGGTGATGAGTTAGTAGAGTCAGGAGGTTTGTTTAACCTATTACAAAACCCAAACGATAAACAAGTGTTTAAAGAGTTCCATGAAGAAGCTTTAACATATTTACTTTTAACAGGTGATTTGTTTTTACATGGTATTTCTCCTGTTGGTTTTAAAGATGCTATACAAGAGCTTAACGTATTACCCTCTAACTGTACCGAGTTAAACTATAACTATAAGAATGAATTAATCTCTTATGATTATACTTTAAACGGTACAACTACTACAATACCTATTGAAGAGATTTGGCATGGTAAGTACATCAACCCAACAAAAGAAGGTTTAGAATTTGGTAGAGGGTTAAGTCCTTTACAAGCTGGATACAGAACCATAACAGCATCTAATGAGAATCTAACCGCAATGGCTTCGGTTTGGAATAATAAAGGTGTAAGCGGTCTTTTAACATCTAACACAGATGAAACACTAAGCCCCGAAGAAGCTAAGGGAGTGCAAGACGCTGTAAATAATAAATTAGGAGGTTCTTCTAAAGCAAACGGAGTTGCAGCAACAACGGCTAATGTTAGGTTTGAGCAGATTGGAATGAGTGGTAGTGATATGGAGTTATTACAATCAAGTCCACAATTATTGAGGGGTATTTGTATGTTATACGGTGTTGACCCTGCTTTATTAGGTGATACAGAAAGTAGAAAGTATTCTAACTTAGAAGCTGCTGAAAAATCTTTATTTGTTCGTTCTGCAATACCTAACAATGAAAGATTAATATCTTATCTAAACAGGTTTGTAGTCCCAGCTTGGTCATTAGCTGATGGTAAAAATTACATCATCAAACAAGACTTAACAGATATTGAGGCACTACAACCAGATAAGAAGATACAAGCTGAAAAGAATAAAATTATATCTGAATCATTAACAGCTTTGTTATCTTCTAACTTATCAGCAGAAACAAAAGAAATTTTACTAATAGATATTCATGGCTTAGAGCCTGACAAAGCAAATACGTTAGCTTATGGACAAATTGAGCAGGGACTTAATCAAGAAATTGAAGAAGATACAACAGAAGAAACAGAACAGTAACAAAGTAATTCTTAAAGATGATTTGCAAAGAACTAAATAAAGAGTTTGATACTAAAGAGTTAATGTTTGCTGAATTAAAAGCTAACAAAGAACTAATTATCAAAGAAAAGAAAGCTAGTATTTACAAATCTTGTGATAAAGGTGTTGGTATTGTAGCTAAATCTTTAAAGTTAGAAGCTAACAAAGATGTATTTAAAGAAGATAATTCTTATTACATAGCTGTTAATACTACTAATGTTTTAGATTCTCATGGTGATTTACACATTAAAGGAATTTGGAATAAAACAATTCAAGAGCAACAGCAAAAAAACTACCTTCTTTTAGATCATAAAATGGAGATGGGTAGTGTAGCTGTTAAAAAAGAAAACGTTGAAATGTTTTTAGCTGATATTCCTTTTTCATCTGTTGGAAAATCATTTGAAGGAACTACACAAGCTCTTATTTATAAGGTATCAAA